ACGTTCGTTTGGAAAAGCTGCCAGACGAATGCGAGCGACGGCTGAGACTCGATGTCGATTACCAAAGTCTTCATCTGACCAGCCCCTTGGAGATGCGAGTGTCGTTGTCACCAATGGTCCACGGACTCGCTTCTCTCGTGATCGAGACGGGGCGAACATCCGGTCGGTGAGCTTTGCGGCGTATCGACCATGCCAGCGCTCCGGCGATGAACGAGTCAGGCGGGTGTCCCGAACCGAACAAGTCTTTGTCGGTGACGTACTTGTGCTCGTCGTAGACATATTTGATTCGAGGGCAGCGAAGGCCGTCTTGCTCGATCCCGGCGATGTACTGGGTGAACACAGACTCACGCTCACGGCCACGGAGAACGACTGGCTTTACTTTGCGCTTGTCGTAGGTAATGAGGTCATCAACTACGTTGCCGATGCCAGTGGCGTCATGAACGCACAAGCCGCCGTACATATTCAACGTGTCGTCTAGGTCGGCCACCATCTCCGGCCACGGCTTCCGACCGGTGCGAAGGAAGGCCACCTCGACCCACGGGTCAACGTCCGTTCGGAACGTGCGGATGACCGTGAAATCTTTTTCTTTCGCCCAGTCAGCTCCCGTGACGTACCGAGCGCCTTCGACTGGTTCTTCGACGGTGATGTACTCGTCAAGCTCCCCAAGGAACCAGCCGTAGGTTTCTTGATCGAAACACCGCTCGACAAAATTGACATCAATGGCACGGCCATCAAACGACGGCTCTTGGAGGTCGTACTCGATAGCGAACATCCGCTCGCTGACCTCAACTCTTTTGCGGTCAACTTGGTCTTGGGTCAGCCAGCCGGGTTCTTCGGGGGTGCCAATATTTTCCCGCCAGCACCACTCGTGGACCGGCCAACCTCGCTCGTTTGCACGGCGAAGTAACTCGGTCATTGTGCCGTCCGCATACTGATGCGTCGAAGACGCAACGACCTGCGAACGGATGCCACGCTTGTCCATTGGCTGACCGAGCGCCGAGTCGAAAAGTTGAATCTCAAGCTCGTCAACCTCATCGAGCCGAAGGCGTTGAGGATGCGGGCCTCGGACTGATTTTTCCGATGCCATCAGAGCAAGAATGCTGCCTTCGTTCTTGAGTTTGGTCGAAAACTTTGTAGGTTCGCCCTTCAGCATGTCGGGTGCTCGATCCGACAAGAGCATTTTTTGAGCGCCATCGTGGACGTTCTGACTTTGCTGCGCCGAGCCGCCGAGCACTGTGATCTCGGCACCGAGGGTCGCAGCCTCGATGCAAACAAGAGCTGCGAGGGTTTGGCTCTTGCCGCCGAAGCCTCGACTGGCTTTCCAGATCGAGATCGGCGTCTCACCGAAATACGCCTGAGCGAGAGCCTCAAACGGCGTCGAATGGTGCTCGCAAACTTTTTGCCGAGGGATAGTGATGCCCCACACGACCTTCAAGTACATCCAAAGTTCGTCCCGGTCTTGCGGAAGTCGTCCAAGAACGAGAGGCACTATGTGTCTTTCCGCTGGTAGTGAAACGATTCAAGCGTTCGGATTCGTTGCTCGTGGTCGTCAACCGCATCTTGCAGACGCTCGAAGTTTTCTTCGCCCCGAGCCAGCTTGATTTGAATCAGCAAAAGCTGGCGTGAGGTCCACCCCATCCACGGAATCAAAAGCACCGTAAGCAATGCAAGAATGACGGCGGTCGCATCCACGAGGTCGAAAGTTACTTCCGCAAGCTCATGAATGGAAGTCAGTTCAATAGCGTCAGAAGCCTTGAATAAATCAGAAGCGATCAGTAGCCTTCAGAAATGAGCTTCAAAATTGTCAAGCAAGACGTAGCTCTCGGGCGAGGCAACTTCATCAAGGGCTACGTCGTCACGCACAACGATCGTTTCGATGAGTTCTTTCGTCATTTTGACACTGCCAAGCGCTACGTCGAACGCCGTGAAGAGGAATTGTCGAGAGACGCCTAGCTACTTCTTGGTTGACTTACCGTCAGCCCCCTGTCGTGCTCGATTCGTTGACTCGTCCTCAACGACAAGCTTTCCGTCTTTCGTGTGCGAGATGTCTTTGCCTCGCAGGTCAACTCCACGATCCTCTGCACGTTTGCGGGCACGGCGCAACTGGGCACGCTTCTTACGTTGCTCTGCGCGCATGTTGACCTTCTTGTCGGTCAACTGCTTCTTCCGTCTAGCTTCCGGGTTCTCTCGGTAATACTTGGCTGAAGAACGCAAGAGGCTCTCAGGCTTTCGTGGTGGTGCCATAAAAAGAAGGTACGCCCCCTCGTGGGGGGCGCACCAGTGTCGGCTCGCGGCCAGCAAATGCTTTTTGCTACTTGGCTGCTGCCATCTCCGTCCAAGCTTGCACCGCTAGCATTGACATTTCGCCTTGAAAGTCAGGCACGATCTTCATGCCTGCGACTGCGAGGAAGTCGATCATCGACAAGGTGTCGATCTCTTCTAGCTTGATGTCGCCACCGAAATGCTCAATCAAGAGTTTGAGCAGGTCTTCAATTAGCTGGATGTGCATTTGTTCTCCTTGTGTCGTGGGTCCGGGCACGGCTGCCCGTCCGCAAGGGTGTGGATGCTTGAGGCGACGGGGCAGCCTTTTGGCTTGCATTCGTGAACGTCACGCAGGTCACGACCTCGCTTTTCAAGCTCTTGTTTGCTACCGCAAATCCGGCAGTAGTTCATAGTTCCTCCTCGGGTGGCTTGTACAGCCAGAGAATCCAGACGTAGAGCAGGATGATGTTGCCCACTGGGTTTCTGGTTGCCAGCCAGATCAACTGGTTGCTCATGCTGCTGCCTTCGGCCAGACATACGCTGGCTCGTCGTCTACCACGATGCCGAAGATCGGCGTGTAATGCTCAGGCAGCTTCCAAGCGAGCTTACGCCGGTGAGAGGCGTGGAACTCTTCGTCGCCTAACCACGGGGGGAGGTCGTAGGGTCCGCTATAGCGGCCACGCCAATAGGCGAGGTGTTCGCCGCATTTCGTGTTGTCAAATCCACGAGCGACCCATTCGTCGCACATCGCTCCGAGGTACTCAACGAGTGCGTGCTCGAAGCCTTCCCACATCTTGACGGCCGGGTGATGGACCCAGCCTGAGCCAACGTGCAGGGCTTTCAGAATCTGGACGGCCTCAACTCTTTGCTTGCCTAAACGGGCACGGTCAAGGGCTTTTGCCGATGCGGCAAAGTCGGGGTACGGCAGGAACGTCTGCATCTCAAATCCTCCCCGTCAAGAATCGCAGCAGCCGGTCACGATGGTGGCGGAATCGATCACGCCGACCGGGCACGAAGGTTCCGAACGGGCGCCACACTTCTTCCTTTCTAGGCGCACCTAGAAAGCGCCGGTCAAGCCATACGCAGAAGCCCGCCCCGAAAAGAATCGAGGCGAGCAAACTGAGGTTTTCGAGCCAGCTCATGCCTTCACCGCCTCTTCGGCGCAAGGAAAGACCTTGAAGTCGCCAGCAGCAGAGGCGAAGTACGCGTCAAACTCCTCGTCCGTTGAGCAGGTGTCGCACGCAATGTCGCCAAACTCTCTCTCCGCTGCGATTCGGGCGATGTCGTCGCCGGGACCAGCGTCAAACGCTAGGGCGTTCCGAAAGGCAACTGCATCGACGTAATACTTGCTGGCGTTCACCGAGTCCCGACAGCCGAGAGCGTGAACGTGATTGTCGCCCCGTAGTGATCGAACCGTGAGCAGCTTTGCCATGTCTCTCTCCTCCTTCTTGTTGTTACGACTGATCGTACCAGCATTGCAAGCGATTGCAAGCGATACTTGCCGACAGCTTCCCAAAAAATTTCATAAATGAAACACCCCAAAAAATGCCACAACTCTGCGCCGCTTGGGGTGCGGCACCCCCCGGTTGAGGGCGGGCAAAAAAGGGGGAGGGGGGTCAAAAAGTTTGTAGAGGCCCTAGGAAGCCCTCTAACGGCCTCCCCCTCGTTTTGGCCCCCGGATACCCCCGGTGTGCTCGGAGGCCCTTAGCAAGGCTCCTGAGGCCCCTGAACAGCCCCTATTGGCTTTCGACCTCGTTGGCTGTCGTGTCGAGGGTGGCACCCTGCACCTCGTGGCCCGCCTCCCTGAGCGCCTTGAGGTACGCCTCCTTGTCACCGTCGGCAACGATCACCGTCTCACGGCCGCCTACGCCAACGTCGAGCCTGTCAGGGGCGGAGAGGCCAAAGAGGCGATCCATACGATCCATGACATCGAGGGCAAGCTTCATGCTGGGTAGGTCGAGGGCGTTCACATCAGGCCATAGAAGCCCTAGCAGGTGCTCTAAGCGCCCATAGTGCAGCTTCCTAAGCTCCCCAGCCGATTCTTGCAGCGTGCTCTCCATGCCCCGCATCACGGCCTTCCTAGCGCCGCTCGCATCGCTATAGCCCAACGTCTCCGCAATGCTCGCATAAGAGGCCCCCGCCAGCTTCAACGCACAAGCCCTCCGGGTCTTCTCCCCCACCCCCATCTTCCGCTTCACCGCAACAGGATTCGACACGTTGTAGCCGCCGTCCACCTCCTGCACCTCACCCCAAACTTTTGCATCATGATCGGTCAACATTGATCGTTCCCGAGCCGAACGCCCGCCTGCGGGTGGCAAGGACGGGGATTCTTGGGAGGTGTTTGTTGTGTTTTCGGTGTCTTGGTCGTTGTTGTGGGTGTCCGGCATTGTCGTGCTCTCCAAATCTTTTGTCTGGATGTGACCCTAGTGGGCTTTTGTTGGAGGCTTCTAGGGTGCTCGGAGCTGCCCTACGATTTGGGCGATGTGGTGAAAAAGTTCTTGTGGGCTTTCCCATGTGATGCCGTAGAGGAAGCTTCTTTCCCCGGCTTGTCTTCTGTGAACGATCTCCACCCGGCCTTCTACGCCTTCGACCTTCACGGGTACGAGGTCGCCTATGGCGTGTTTGCTGAAATCCGTTTCGATCAACGCTCCTTCTAGTGAGAGGTCGATGATGACGGCTTTTCCCGGCTCTTTGTGAGGACGTAGGCGTTGGGCTGGTTGGAGCCAGCCGGTTGGTGAAATGTCCCATTCGATCGCAACATGAACGTCGAGAACGTATCGAGGTAGTAGGCGATCCATTCGACGTTCCATGTCCCGGCCGTTCTACGTTTCGTTTTCTTCCCGCATCTTGAGAATCTCTTCTCTGGTGAAAGCGTCTCCGTAATCCCCGGAACCTTTGGCGTACTTGAGCGACCCCCAATGATCGGCTCTCGTTCCGCTGCCTCTACTGTCTTTCTTCGCCATGCTGAAATCCCTCTCAGGAATTGAGGGCGAGGTAGCCGCGGAACATGGCGGAGACATCGCAGGTTCCCGATGCTGCCTGACAAGTGATTCGCACATCGTGGTTGCGAGGCACAATGATGACCGGATCAAGGTCGATGCTCACGGTGTTCAGCCCGCCGATCTGGCAAGACCATTCAAGTTGTGTTCGCCACACCCCAGCGAGAGCTTTCGTCTGAAGGTCGAAGTCCATGACCTGACTTCCCGGCGTTCCTGCAACCGCAGAGGTTGTGATGCCGGTGATGAAGTAGGTGTCCACGTTGCTGATCGAGGTGGCTGCCTTCTTCGATTGCTGGTCCCCTGCCACAAGCTGCATGTGGACCTCGCTTGCTGTGTCGGGCACACCGTCTGTCGTAGCGCCACCCTCGTAGACGTAGATACTGCCAAGCATTTCGGTGCTGCTTGCGTTGTAGACCCGAGACACACGGGCGCAGGCGGTTGGAAGTGTCACGGCGGTTTGACCGTCGAGCGCTACCGACTGCACCCCGAATGTAAGCTCGTCGGCTGCGCCGTTGATCGTGTGGTATTCGATCGTGACCGTTTGGTTGTCAGCGTCGTTCGATGAGATCACGCTCGTGATGGCGTTCGTTGAAAGCAACGTTTCGTGTGCTTCGCCCGCAAGCGGAGCCACCGTCACGTTGGTGCCACCAACACTTGCCCTGCGGCCGAACTTGAGGAGGCTCTTGTCCTTGTCGGAGATCGACCAATTTTGCCCACCCTGAAAGCGGGTCGTCTCGTCCAACGCCCGCAACAGTCGAGGCTCAATCGTTCCACGTTCGCTCATCTGCTGAAATCTTTCTCTAGTCTTCGCCGCAAAGCATGTAGGTGATCTGCACCGGGTGCTTCACTTTTTCGACGGCTGCTCTGCCGAAGACCTCCAAGATGTCCACGATTTCCATGTCCATGACCGCCCCGATGAAATCGAAGTGGTAGCGGAACGATTGAATCTCGTCAGGCGTGTACTCCTCCTTCAGCGGCCCCCCGAAAAGCCGCAAAACCCCCAGAACCGAATCATGGACCGCCCACAAGTCTGTGAGTGGTGAAAACGGATTCCCTGCGAACGGCCCTAGCTGCGCTTCCAAAGAGTCTTCAGAATCGCCCATGTGCTGAAATCCAACTTTGACCACATGGCTCGCTGGTGTCCTCGTTCTACCCAGTACCGGTGGTCGTTCATATGGGAAGAACTAGCTGCTCGTCAGCACGATCGGCTTCTGCCTGAAGTGCTGAAATCTTTTCGCCGGCCTCTTCGAGCTGAGCCGACAAGAGGCAAATCTCAAACTCTTGCGGCCACCTCGTTTGGAAGTGAGCTAGAAGGCGGTCAACGATTGAAGGCTGTTCGGTCATCAAGCTGTTCTACCGGGTTTTTCGAGAAGAAGCGAGATCAAGGCTGCTGAAAGTGTCGTGATGCCAGCCACCATGTCGGCGTTCCATGCAACCCCGAATGCAGTGATGCAGCTCACGGCTGCCACCACCACGGCCTGCAATCGAGACGGGTAATTGAGGAGTCTTTGCAACATGCTGAAAAGAGTACACGCAACGGCGAAGCTGGAGAAGAGCCGCCGAAGCTAAGCGCTCATTCACTATCACATGCGGAAGATTCAAGCGCAGCTACACGAGCTTCTAAAGCATCGAGGTCATCACGCAGGGTGTCCTCTTCTTGAGCCGATTCGCCCCATGCACGCCGACCGTTACGGTATTCGGTGATGAACGCCATCGCAGAATCGCCGGGGCATGACGTAGCCGCACGCTCGCCGTGGCCTCGAAGCTCACCCCCGACTAGCTTTGCGATTTCGGAAACTTTTTGCCTTTGGATGTCGGTCATCTCCATCCCGACCCCGCCGGGAACATGCACCGTCAGCCAATTGAACAAGCTTCGTTG